ACAACCGGCGGCGTAGTCTTCCACCACGTAATCAATGTTCATTGACTCGTAGTTCTCCACGCGGTCGAGTTTCGGGTTTTCCTCAATCACGCGGCGATGGCTGTCATCCATGTAGTAGATGGACAGGTTTTCCAGCTTCGTGATGAGCATCGCATCCGCTGGGAAGTACGGGACGCGTACCGCTGGTAGGTTACCGATGCGTTTCTGGCTGATGATGACGTCAGCGGCCAGCATTTCGCTGTTGTCCTGCTCCTTGTTAACGATGGGGAAATACTTGTCCGCCAGTAACTGACGCCCCACAATCACCACAAGGTCAGGGTCTTCCTGATACCACGGCTCAATCAGGTTGTTGGTCGCATCCATCACCAGTGCATCGAGGCTGGCATAATCACCGCCCTTACCCACGCGGATGACCTCAGAGGTGGTGTGACCTTCCTCGTCAGTAACCTTGCTCATCACGCGCGCCGGGGCTTCATTGCGGTATTTCTGCAGCCAGCCGACCGCCACATCCTGCAGCATCGGATTGCTGCTGCGGTCAGAGGTTTCGGCACGCCTCACGCCGTTAAAACCGGCCATGATTAAATCAAGGGACTGGCGTTTGATAATGGCGTTACGGACACGGAGCTGGAAATCCTGATAACGCGCCCACAGGTCCAGCGTTTTGTAGCGGATATAAAAATCGAAGTTAATCTGGTCGCATTCGTACTTGTTTGACGCCAGCTTCGAGAAGTCCTTCGGCTGACGCTCGGTGCCACCGGCGGTGTCGGTGGTGCTGGCGATGGAGCCGGTGACACCAATACCAATTTTTTCCCCTTTCATTTCGCTGACCGGCACAATATTGATGCGGGTCAGAAAGTCGGAAGACTCCTGCATGGTGTCCATCAGGGTCTGGGTGACCGAAGGTTCAACGGTGAATTTTTTCGACACATCACCGGCGTCGATGCCGTTCAGTTCGGCAACACGGGACAGGTAGGCATTAAATTTAAAGCGGGTTTCCTGGCGCATAGTTTTTCCTGAAATTAAGGGTTAATCGTGAAGGTTTTCCCGGACTGGCTGACGCCGGTCAGCAGTTCGTCATCAGGGCGTCACCACCACCGCCGGTGGCTTTGCTGCGGCGCTGCTGGGTCAGACTTTCGGTGCTGTCGAGACTGTTTTTCAGGCGGGTGAATGCCTGGCTGGTTTCATCCGCCCTGTCAGTCACATCCTGCTTAAGTGCAGAAAAGGCGGTTTCTATCTCAGCGAGTCGCTGCTCAGTGGCGCTCAGCTTTTCCTGCACATGCTCAGCGACAGCGGTCACCGCTTCATGCACGTCATTCAGACGGGCGTCATCGCTGGCCTGTTTGCGGCCAAAAATGGATTTCACCTTTTCAGTCAGGGCGGTGAACACGGTTTCAGGCAGGTCTTCAAATTCCAGCTCAACAGGCGTTGCCACTGAAATCAGGTTTTCAGGGCTTAATTTGAAGCGGTTCAGAGGGTTGTGTTTTGCCGTGCGGCAGAATTCCAGATATTCCGTACCGAGGCTTGCCGGGTCATCGGTGACGGCCAGCCCCACCAGATAACACTTGCCGGTGTTGGCAAAGTTCGGCTGAATTTCCATTGAGGTATAGACCTTCTGCGCGGCCTTGTTCATCGCGATAAGGTCATCGGTCGGGGTGATTTTCGCAAACAGCGCCCATTTGCCTTTCAGCGCCGAATCATCATCAATCTTTTCGGCCTTCAGTTCGGCCACATCGCCATAACGCTTAAAAATACCGTCAGGCAGGATGCCGCGCAGATGTTCCAGGTTAATGCGGCAACCATAGACACGCGGGTCAAAGGTTTCGGCCATTTCCTGAATATCCTGCGCACTGATGACACGCCCGTCACAGGTGTCACCCTCAACGCCGATACGAAAGAATTTTGAGACTTTTTTTGCCATTGTCAGGAGTCCTGAATAGTGATTAGAGGAGTCACATGTCGGCATCAGTTTCCCGACGATGCGCATCCTCCGCCATCAGTCCCGGATGGCTTATCACTGACACAACAGCACCTTAGCGAATCGCGGGGCGCGACTCAGTAGCCTTGCCGTGTATTCATCACGGCGAGGTATTCATGACCATCACCACAGACACCACTCTTTTACACGACCCGCGTCGTCAGGCGGCGCTGCTGTACTGGCAGGGGTTTTCCGTGCCGCAGATTGCCGCCATGTTGCAGATGAAACGCCCGACGGTGCAGAGCTGGAAACAGCGCGACGGCTGGGACAGTGTTGCCCCCATCAGCCGTGTCGAAATGAGCCTGGAAGCGCGGCTGACCCAGCTCATCATCAAACCGCAGAAAACCGGCGGTGACTTCAAGGAAATTGACCTTCTGGGACGCCAGATTGAACGACTGGCACGGGTAAACCGTTACAGTCAGACCGGCAACGAGGCAGACCTTAATCCGAACGTCGCTAACCGCAACAAAGGCGGGCGTCGCAAACCGAAAAAGAATTTTTTCAGTGACGAGGCCATCGAAAAGCTGGAGCAGATTTTCTTTGAGCAGTCTTTCGACTATCAGTTGCACTGGTATCGCGCCGGGCTTGAGCACCGCATCCGCGATATCCTGAAATCCCGCCAGATTGGCGCGACGTTTTATTTTTCCCGCGAGGCGCTGCTGCGTGCCCTGAAAACCGGTCATAACCAGATTTTTCTGTCGGCCAGTAAAACGCAGGCGTATGTATTCCGCGAATACATCATCGCCTTTGCCCGGCTGGTTGACGTTGACCTGACCGGTGACCCGATTGTCCTGGGCAATAACGGCGCAAAACTGATTTTTCTCGGCACCAACTCCAACACCGCGCAGAGCCATAACGGCGACCTGTACGTCGACGAGATTTTCTGGATCCCGAATTTTCAGGTACTGCGTAAGGTGGCATCAGGTATGGCCTCACAGAGTCACCTGCGCTCGACCTATTTCTCCACCCCGTCCACGCTGGCGCACGACGCCTACCCGTTCTGGTCGGGTGAACTGTTCAACCGGGGACGCGCCAGCGCCGCTGAACGCGTGGAAATCGACGTCAGTCATAACGCCCTTGCCGGAGGGCTTCTCTGTGCGGACGGTCAGTGGCGGCAGATTGTCACCATTGAGGACGCCCTGAAAGGCGGCTGCACGCTGTTCGACATTGAACAGCTCAAACGCGAAAACAGCGCCGACGATTTTAAAAACCTGTTCATGTGTGAATTTGTTGACGACAAGGCGTCGGTGTTCCCGTTCGAGGAGCTGCAACGCTGCATGGTCGACACGCTGGAAGAATGGGAAGACTATGCGCCGTTTGCCGCCAATCCGTTCGGCTCACGTCCGGTATGGATTGGTTACGACCCGTCACACCGTGGCGACAGCGCCGGATGCGTGGTACTGGCACCGCCGGTGGTGGCCGGTGGCAAATTCAGAATACTTGAGCGTCACCAGTGGAAAGGCATGGACTTTGCCACCCAGGCGGAATCCATCCGCAAACTCACCGAAAAATACAACGTCGAATACATCGGTATTGATGCCACCGGCCTCGGTGTCGGCGTGTTCCAGCTCGTGCGCTCGTTCTATCCCGCCGCGCGCGACATCCGCTACACGCCGGAAATGAAAACCGCAATGGTGCTCAAGGCAAAAGACGTCATCCGCCGTGGCTGTCTGGAATATGACGTCAGCGCCACCGACATCACCAGCTCGTTTATGGCTATCCGCAAGACCATGACCAGCAGCGGACGCAGCGCCACCTATGAGGCCAGCCGCAGCGAGGAAGCCAGCCACGCCGACCTCGCCTGGGCGACCATGCATGCCCTGTTAAATGAGCCACTCACCGCCGGTATCAGCACCCCGCTGACATCCACCATTCTGGAGTTTTACTGATGAGCAAGAAAAAAGGGAAAACACCGCAGCCAGCGGTGAAAACAATGACCGCCAGCGCCCCGAAAATGGAGGCATTCACCTTTGGTGAGCCGGTGCCGGTACTCGACCGCCGTGACATTCTGGATTACGTCGAGTGCATCAGTAACGGCAGATGGTATGAGCCGCCGGTCAGCTTTACCGGTCTGGCAAAAAGCCTGCGTGCTGCCGTGCATCACAGCTCACCGATTTACGTTAAACGCAATATTCTGGCCTCGACATTTATCCCGCATCCGTGGCTTTCGCAACAGGATTTCAGCCGCTTTGTGCTGGATTTTCTGGTGTTCGGTAATGCGTTTCTGGAAAAGCGTTACAGCACCACCGGTAAGGTCATCAGACTGGAAACCTCACCGGCAAAATATACCCGCCGTGGGGTGGAAGAGGATGTTTACTGGTGGGTGCCGTCCTTCAACGAACCGACAGCCTTCGCGCCCGGCTCCGTGTTTCACCTGCTGGAGCCGGATATTAATCAGGAGTTGTACGGCCTGCCGGAATATCTCAGCGCCCTTAATTCTGCCTGGCTGAATGAGTCGGCCACGCTGTTCCGCCGAAAGTATTACGAAAATGGCGCACATGCCGGATACATCATGTACGTCACCGATGCCGTGCAGGATCGCAACGATATCGAAATGCTTCGCGAAAACATGGTTAAGTCGAAAGGCCGCAATAACTTTAAAAATCTGTTTCTCTATGCCCCGCAGGGGAAAGCCGACGGCATTAAAATTATCCCGCTCAGTGAAGTGGCGACGAAGGACGATTTTTTTAATATCAAAAAAGCCAGCGCCGCTGACCTGCTGGACGCACACCGCATCCCCTTTCAGTTGATGGGGGGCAAGCCGGAGAACGTCGGGTCGCTGGGTGATATTGAGAAAGTGGCAAAGGTCTTTGTCCGCAATGAGCTTATCCCGTTACAGGACAGGATCCGCGAGATAAACGGCTGGCTCGGTCAGGAGGTCATCCGCTTTAAAAACTACTCACTGGACACTGACAACGGCTGAACATCGCCGCCTGCGGGCGGCTTTTTTACAGCACGTCATCACGCCCTCACACGCTCACCACCGCACAAAACACCCCGCAGACACACCAACGCCCCAGCAGGCCAAGTAAACACCTTCACGACGCGCTCAGACGCTGAAAAAATAAAATCAGCACCACCGCCAGCGCGCAGTGCTTTCCCCGCCTCGCCCGCCCGCTTCATGGAGCGCTTTTAATGCAGTTGCAATAACACATCAAAACATCGTCAATACAGGCGATTATAAACAATAAAAAACGATCGCTGCCGCATGCAAAATCATGCACTAAATGCATGTATTGAAGGGAAATTAGGAACGTGCTCGTTTGGGTCTAAACTATGATTTCGACACAACTATTTTCCCCAAATCAAAACTAAATTCGACATCCCCATTTACGATATTTTCATTTGTCACATGCTCATCAAAAAGGTCACTAACATCATACCCCGACTGAAACACTGGGCTCATGATAGCCACGTCGGTGAATGGCTCTTTTTCATGTGTTATATAATATTGACCATAAACATTTGCAGATTTATCTGCATCATTAAGACTAAGGACTGTTTTTGCTTTGACTTCAGGCATCAGAGAAAAATCAATATTATTCAACAAACACAGTAAGATGCCTGCTATTGCTCTCCTGTTATTATCAAGCGGCATCAAGTCCACCCCTGGAATCTCCTTCCGAAGTAATATTTTCAGCTCATTAAACAAAGAGTCGAACTTAATTGCGTCAGAACAATTGAGTAACGACAAAGCTTCATTAATCATTCGCCCTTCATTGGAACCAATTTCTGGTGTTAACTTACAAACACCATCATTAACAATATACGATTTCTTGTTATTAAGCTTCTTCCTCGCTGTAATTACCTGCCCCCCCTTTAAGTTTAACTTCTCCTTTAAAAACTCATCACTGAACATTCTTAATTGCAGTCTGATTAATGTAGGTAAGTATTTCGGGTATTCATTTAACTCTGGTTTAACAGCATGCTTATCGCGTCCAAATTTTAAACTTAATAACAAATGATTCCTCAGCATGATATCCTTTATCTCGCCTTGATCTCTCCGATGATTATGGGCAACAAAACTCCCAATTTCAAAAATACACTTGGGCGCACTCGGCAACTCACGGGCCGTAACAAAAAGAACATCAATATCACTATCAGTGAAACTCCCATCCTTTAATCTTCTCAACACTCTCTCTATTCTTGAGATTGCTTTACTTTTATTCATGACATTCTTTCAACCTTAATCAATATTTAATTTAAATAAACCATTCTCATACGCCAACCATACCTGTGACACCTGACAAACCAAATAAAAACAAAGGTACAGCGGATATTGGTATGTACAGCTATATTACACATAAACTCATGTTAGTAACATAAGATCTTCTTGTGAATATTTGTAATTTATTAGTTCACCAACATTAATCTTTCCAACCGTTATAAATCCAATCATATGCTGATACTCAAATGATGGCCAACTACCACCTCTCGCTGTTCGTTGTTCCCTCCAGCAGCACTGGAAGCATGTTTCAGTACTGCTGGGGTTTTCTATCAACAACGTGGTAGCAGTGCAATTTTAGACTGTTCTATATCGTTAAACCGCACGTAATTATCCCGGACTATTTCGGCACACCCGACCAACTCGTCGGGCGTCAGATTTTCGTTGACCATAATCTGCTGTAGACGGTGAACAATAGCCATCAGCTTGATATTTTTAGTGTTATGTTGCGGTATCTCGCCTGGTATTCTGTGCATTATCCAAGCCACCCGTTTTGCTTTGCACGCTCAATCTGTTCATCTGAATAGTTCCATGCTCCATCCGTGGCAACCATTGCCCCGCCAGACATCCCCGTCTCTGGTTCATACATAACAGCAAGGCCGAGCTGATGCATAATTTCATGATTAATTCTGAATACCAGACCACGCTCACTAAGTTCTTTCCAGTTCACAATCTCATATGCGCCTGTATTAAGCAGCTCAATACTTAGCAAGACATAATCTTCCAGCCAGTCTGACAGGTCAGTAACATCTGTTATCCGGGCTTCAACCTTTCGCCCCGTATACACACCCTGCCCCCATTCATGCAAAATCAACGTGTCTCCGCGCTCATAATTACGGTCATTTTTCCGAAACTCTGCGCGTTTCTTTCCTTCCAGCACAAGGTCGAAATATTTTGCGTGCAGCTTTACTTTGTGAATCTTTGTCATTATGTCCGCGCCATTACTGTTGAGAATCCCGGCCACTCATCAGCGACCGGATACGTGAATTTTTTCCCGTCATAATTTACGGTCGCGCCACGCGCCAGCGCCTCAAGCTCCCATCGCTGCGGCCTGATACCGTTCTGAGCAAGGTCAACGCGGATACGGGTAATTTGCAATCGTTCCGACCGGGTCAGTCTGGCCGACGGTGCTATTTCATGTGGTTTTAACGGACTTCCGTTTCTTTGCTGACGATTTGGTGTTTTCAGGCCGTGTTTTAATGCACCCCTGAGCGTCCTCACGACCTCCGGGTCATTCCATTCGATAACACCGTCATCAACCAGATTTAGCACTGCTGCGGCGTGCTCAGAAGGTGTGGGAGCCGGTAACGAAGTATCACCACCGGTGAGCTTTCCACAGTTATTGACAGGACTCCGAGGCGCGGCGATGCCGCTTTTTAAAGTCAAAGGCTCAACGACCGGAACTTTCGGCACAATGCGCCAGTCCGTCGTTCTGGTGATATGAATATGACGCGCGCCGAGATGCGGCGCGTAAATGCCGACCACTCTCTCGACTTCTTCCTCGTACTCGTTAACGTCATCCGACGGGCTACGGGCAACCCTGACAGTCTGACAATCGCGTGGGACATTTGCCCCGCCCTGCGCGCTGATATACAACGCAAAATCACCACTGTCTGCGGCGGCGCGTGCAGCCTCGACGCGTTCGTCAAACTCATCAGCAATGCTGACGCCGCGAGGCAATTTGCGTAGTTCACGGTAAGCCCCCATTGTCGGCAGACCAACCGTTTTAAATTGCGGGATACGCCACGTTGACGCCCATGCGGTAACAGCCGCTGCAGTGTCTTTCAGCGGTCTGCCGGTATCGTTATCGAGCTGCCCATCCAGTGCATAGCCGTCGATATTTTTTGAGATGTATTTCGCGATATACCCCGCAGCACCGCCCCGATTAAGATGTTTTGCCTGAAAACGGTTTCGCGCAGCTCCTCTTTCGTCGCCATCCTCTTTGAGCGCGTAGCGACGCATGATTTCGATAATCTGGTTACGCTGGCGTGGATTACAAAAAAGCATCATATGCCAGTGCGGCGTTCCGTCGTGGTGTGGCTCGACGACTCGCAAACCGTAGACCTGTAAATCATTATCCTTGAATGCCGTGCGCATCAGGCTCCAGATACGGCAGAGATAACGCTGCGCATCCTTTGGATTAAATGCCTCATCGTTCCAGCCGTGATTTAGCTGGACGGTTTTACTTTCGCCTTTTCCAACCTGACGTGTCGGGTGATACTTTGACGGCGCGGTCAGCGTGATAAACATCCCCACATCACCTTCTGCGGCGGCGTAACGCTCAATACCGGCAATGGTGTTCATCAGCTCCATCCGGCGAATTTCAGGATTAGAAATACTGCCCATCACCTTACTGATAAGGTCGATGCGCTCGCCTGTTTCCCTGTTTTCGAGATCACACGATTTAAGAAATTCCAGATTTGCCTGGCGGCGTGCACGCACATCACGAATGGCATGTTTACTGGCATAAGGAGAACGGTCTTTATTGACCTCCCCGACAGCAATCAGTAACGCCTCATGCCAGCGCATACGCTGGCCTTTAAGCTGACTAATCCACCACTCATCGTTAAACAGACGGGCAATGGCAGAATATGCCTGCCTCGTGGTCATCTGTCCTTTACGGTATTTTTTCCAGTAGAGAGGGGAAATATTGAAAGCACGTGCAGCGCCAGCAACATGACCATAGAGGTGAGCCTGCGCCTCATCCGTAAACAGCGATTCTTTTTCGCCATGCGCATCCACCCAGGCATCGCTGAGTTCCTCATACATCATGAAAAGCTGCGATGAGATACGGGCGGCAAACTTTTTCAGCTCCTTGTCATTCATTCCCGGCAGGCGCGCATAGTGGTCACGCTCAGCCAGAAACAGCATCGACGCGTCGGTGTTCATTTCATGGCGCTGATTCACACGCTCAATGCGCGGCCATAAACGACGCTGAAAAGTGGATGTGAGGAAATAAAACCCGTGCACCGGGCTTTTATTGCGCCGGATGTAGTCATAGCGTGACGTAAACAGCGAGCGCAAAAAGTAAGGCAGGCGGTTAATCGTGGATAAAACACCTTGCACCTGACGCATCTCGTCACGTGTAAGGGGTCTTTCGCGCCCGACAGCCTCGCGTGGCGCGTTCCATGCATAAGCACCGGTAAACGCCTTACCGGTGCCTGCAGCAAATGCTGACGGAGGGACAAAACGCCCGGAGGCTTTAACGGCCATATGAGCCAAAAGCCTCTGAACAACGCTTGCTGAGTTGCTCAACCTGCGCGTTTAAATCAGCAAAAGACTTTGCGCTTCCGGTCAGAATATCGTGATGCATCAGGCCGGAAACGAGCTGGCTTAATTTCGGGTAATAACCAACCACCGCCAGCCATTCCTGACCGGCGTTTTTACCGCTTTCCGCTCTCTTTTTCTCGTGGAGAATAAACTGGAAGCTGTCACTGGTAACGACATAACGTTCGCCAATTTCAATACGAATACTCATGCCGTTCTCCGGTAATGTTTGTTTTTTGCTTCAAAGACTGACTGACAGGAAACACAACGCGTGGCTGACGGATAAGCCGCACGACGGGCAGCAGGTATTGGCGCGTCACACTCTTCGCAAACCAGCGCAGAAGCACCGCAATGTTTTACCCTTGCCGCGTTAATCTGGCGCTCCAGTAATTCAGCCTGTTGTTCCTGAATAAAATCTACGTTGTCCGGCATTATCAGCTCCTTTTATCGTTAAGTTTCCTGGATACATCAGCGCAATAACTGGCAAGTTCTGTCGTTAATTTTGTCAGTTCATCCACTGAGGAAATTTGCTTGTGGAATACAGCGCGTTTAACAAGTAAATTGACCACATCAGACAGGAGGTTTAATTCATTCTGATAAATCGCGATAACAGATTCAGTGATGTCGCGTTTTTCTTTATCAAGACAAAGTTGAATAAGAGACAAATCGCCATTTTTCATAACGGCGATTTTTAAGGCGTTATTCAGTAATACAACTGAATGAGAACAGGACATCAAAGCACCTCCCCGCGAGACAATCCGATATTGTGAAATTTTTCCGACTCCTGACTGAGCAGCTCGACTATCTCCACGCGGGATAACTCCGCCTTTGTGATATGGCGAATCATGGCGTCAAGATGAGAAGAAAAGCGCGTCGCAGCGTCGGCCTGTGCTTCGGTTCTGGCCTGTTGCAGCAGTAATGCGTATTTACCGCACTGATTTTCAGAAACTGTATGCATGACTTTCTCCAGGCAAAAAGAAGCCCCGCACGATTAAGTGCGTTAAAAACTCTGGTTAATTATTTAATGCAAATATTGCTCTGGTTTTACCGACGTCAGAATTGTCGGTGCATACTCAAACAGACTGAATAGTTCACGTAATGCACGGAATAAAGCATCACGCCAGTAACATGACTCTTCATTAATTCGCCAGTATGGCTGATTGAATTCTTTTTCAGTCAATCCGGCATGCATAAATAAAGTACGACGCTGACTGACTGTTAAAAAACTAATATATGCATACTCACTTGCGCCAACCTGACGGCGTTTTGAGAATGCCCCACGCAATTCATCAATTGCACAAACCAGCCGTTCACGTTCGACGTCGTTCATTTCTTCAAAACGCATCGTTGCGTGACGTTGTTTTAACTGCGCATGAAAGCAAACTGTTAGCCGTTCGCGCTCCATCATCTGATTATAATAATCACATGTATCCTGCCAGCGAGGGACGGCAAGATGCTTACCAATTATCCGGCGCATAGCTGCTGGCTGTTTTTCGACGAGATTGAGCGTCATCACTGTCATTTCCAGACCCTCCGGCTTTTCAGAAAGGTCAGAGCCTTCTTTAACGGACTCTGTTTTTTGGTGCGGATAATGATTCCCTTACGCCCCTTACCGTGGGTGATGGTGAAGTCAATCGCCCTGGGGCTTTCGTTACGCAATAACTGAGCAATACAACGCGGCTCATTCATAATCACAACCCCATCCACAAAAGCCATGCATCACGCTGTTCAACCGGTCGGTTATAAAACGCCTCACGTACAGCGCGATTAAACTCAGGAATGAAAACCCATTTTTCACCGGCACGAGCCTTCGGTTTGCAAGGATCACGCAATTCAATAATTGGTAATTTATTTGCCTTCACCATTTCACTGACGGCTGTCTTTGGCTTCCCTAATAAATCAGCAAATTTATCCACATGAACCGCATCAAGCGGATACTGAATCACATAATTTTCAGCGTCCATATATGGTACCCTCATAGGATCCAGCTCTTTCTAAACCACTCAAAACCGTTTAGACGCTGGTTTATTCTCAAATCAATGGAACCTATATAGGTTCCAGTTTTGAGGGAATTTAGTCCCTATATAGGCACCATGTCAAATGAAATTAAGCGAAAAGATTAAGGCCTTGCGTGAGGCTGAAGGGCTAAGCCAATCAAAATTCTGTGAAATCATAGAGTTACCGCTAAGCACACTTAAAAAATATGAAGGAGGAAACTTTGAACCCGGTGGCACAGCTTTGCTAAAAATCACTATGCATCCCACATTCCAAAAATATGCTCTATGGCTTATGACAGATAAAACCGCGCCGGACGCAGGACAAATCGCACCGGCTCTCGCGCACATTGGGCCAGAGTCAACAGAGTCCAACCACTCCGCGAAAAGGATTGGCTAACTCTATATAAAGATTACATTTTCACCATTTGCTACCAAGATGGTGAATACAGCGCCGGAGGGCTTTCTTATGGCAATTAAGAAGCTCGATGATGGTCGCTATGAAGTGGACATTAGACCTCGCGGTCGCGACGGAAAACGCATCCGCAGGAAATTCGAAAGAAAAGCTGAAGCACTAGCATTTGAGCGATACACAATCGCCAATGCCAGTCAGAAAGAATGGGGAGGCCAGCGAGCAGACCGCCGGACTTTGAGTGAGTTGCTGGACATCTGGTGGAAATATCACGGGCAAAACCACGAGCATGGAACAAAAGAGTTTAATCATCTACTCAAAACCATCAGCGGCATAGGTGATATACCAGTGAGCAGGATGAGTAAAAGGGCTTTGATGGATTATCGTTCCATGCGACTACGTGATGGTATCAGTGCCGCAACGATAAACCGTGACATGTACAGATTATCCGGCATGTTCACAAAATTAATTCAATTGGATGAATTTTCCGGGCAACACCCAATTCACGGACTGCCGCCACTGGCGGAGGCCAACCCTGAAATGACGTTCCTGGAAAAAGCAGAAATCGAAAAACTGTTAAATGTTTTGGCTGGTGATGACTTACTTGTCGCGCTTTTATGTCTGAGCACTGGAGGAAGATGGACGGAAGTTGCCACGCTAAAACCAGCACAGATTACAAATTGCAGGGTTACCTTCCTGAAAACCAAAAACGGTAAAAAGCGAACCGTGCCGATTTCTGAGGAACTGGAGAAAAAAGTTAAAGAGGAGGCCAGCGCCAAATTATTCAAAGTTGATTATGAGAAATTTTGCGGGATTTTACGCAGAGTGAAACCTGATATACCACCCAATCAGGCAACCCACATCCTGCGGCATACATTCGCAAGCCATTTCATGATGAATGGGGGCAATATAATCGCACTGCAACAGATTCTGGGACATGCGAGCATTCAGCAGACGATGGCCTATGCGCACCTTGCGCCTGACTATCTGCAAAATGCCGTCGCTCTGAATCCACTAAAAGGCGGAGTGACGTTATAA